AGATGCCTCTGTCAGATACCGAATACACCGATGAGAACATTTACTTCGTTAACAACCCACATACCATGGCCGTCCGTAACGCTATCATGCTGGGGGCTTTCCCGAGCGAGACCGGTTCGACTACTACAGAACATGGTGTCTTCTCATACGGGGCCCGGATGCGTGGCTACCCTGAGTCTTTCGGATACTCTTACACCATCTCAACCGGTACTCGGACCAACGGTACGCTCCGTCTTGGTATGGTTAAGAACCTCGGTGACAAACTATACCTATCCTGGAGGGATGACTCGAACTATGCCGTCGATAAAGTAGACCCTAACTCAGACCCCTTCCCGGCCGCTACCTGGGAATCACTGTGGTTAGACAACCAACGGCCCCGTATGAGAAGACACCATGTTCTGTAGTAGTCGAACCGGTCTCGCTCGGGAAAGCCCCCAGCATGATAGCGTTACGGACGGCCATGGGATGTGGGTTGTTAACGAAGTAAATGTTCTCATCGGTGTATTCGGTATCTGACAGAGGCATCTGGAATAGTTTGACCGGGAGACCACCGGACCAGGCCCACCAGGAGCCGCCAGCGAAGTAGTAGAGGATGTTCTTGTGTGAGTATAGGCCGTAAGGGGCACCGTCCGGTACGTCTAATATGAAGTTATAAGTAGTACTGATACCGTCCCAGAAGAATATCTTGCCAGACTGGAACTCGTTGGTCGCTGACGTAGAGCGCTTCTCGGTAGCGACAGCAAAGTACTCATTGTATACGGCGCCAGAGGTACCTTCGTAGCCGGAAGGGAACGTCAAACGGTGTTGCTGGAACTCAGTGGAGGTAGGTGCCGACTGGCTTATAGGCTCCCAGGCAGCCACGTAACGTTCGTTAAGTATCAGGTAGTACTGAAGGAACTCGTATACCGGGTGAAAGCCGTTGTTAGGGTTAACGAAGCGGTCAGCGTACTCTTCAAAACGAGCTGTAGAGAAGTCTGATGCCGTAGTACAACCGATAGTGCTAGCGGTGCCAGAGGGGTGAGTTATGTGGAAGTGGTAGGTACTACCGTTAGTACCGGCCGTCATACGAACTGGGGTTGCGAAGACGAACTCATTGAGAGCGCCGTTGTTTAGGCTGGCGTTAGCGACTGTCTTGCTACCTAAAGTGTTGTTAGCGGAGTCGTGCATGGTTACCACCAGATCGCCGGTTCCCTTAGTCGTGACCCATATTTTGATCGAATAGAACGGCTCTATAGTCGGCGTGATACTCAGCTTGTGAGTAGCCGTCTCGGTAATGCTGCCGGTGGTGGTATAAGTGTTGGCGCTGCTGGTAGCAGAGCGATCAACCTGAGCGGTGAAGGTAGCGGAGTTAACGGTGAAGGTCCCACCGAAGCGTCCGTCGGCGTTAGTTATGGAGTGCATCTGAGTCAACCCAGGGACGTAGACGGTATCGTGCTGTAGGTTATACACCATCCCACAAGCTGTATTGGTTAGCGACGTACCGTTCTTGGTCCAGACACCATCGGTGTCAATTTCATAAACACCGCCTGAAGAGTCAATAGCCACCCTCTTTCCAGACGGGAGCTGTACCATGTCAGTCACAAGTCCGGTAACTGTAGTACTAGACTCACGAGTAGTTCTGGGAAGGATACTCAAGATGTTGGGGTCTTTGCGGAAGTCTATGTGACGAGCGTAGGCAAAAGAGTTCTCTAGCCCTTCCTTGGAACTGCCACTCTGACCACCGGAGTTCTTGGTTATGACGAGTGCTTGTTTCGCCATGCTAACTACCTGTTACTGAATAATTGCGGTTGTTATGTATATAACCACCTCGGAGCCTGATCGGACGGAAATACTGTGTCCCAGTCTTTGAGGAGTAAGCAGCAATACACTCAGCTAACGACTCATCGAAGGCTGCCTTCATATCTCGGGCTAGGTTAGTGTCTCGGCGACGACGGTAGTACCTGTAACATGCGTAATCTACTAGTGCCTCGTGGAACTCCTCGGGGATGTCGGGTATCTCAGCGATCTTGAAAGCAGCACCTGCCGCAGCTGTACCACCGTAGTTGTTCTCCAGGGTAATGGCATCAGCAGCCGTAAAACCAGAGATTTTGTACCACATACCATCAGCTGAGCCGTCAGTGACGTTGAGGTAGCGGCCTACCATGTTGGCAGTGAACGTAGTTCCAGCTCCAGTAACAGCTGCTGAATCAGCGGAGATTGTCACGGTGCCTGTAGTGTAGTCGGCTTCAGCCATGTCTCGCATCCGGCGTTCGTAAGTAATAGTCCCGGCATTGGCGTCGGCATCAGATGGTACCGGCCATAGGCCAATCTCATCAGACCCCTTAACAAAGAAGTACTGAGGAGTCGTCGAAGTCGTAACCTGCATGTTGAGCTCATGCCATGTATCTGTATCGTGTATCTCTTCGACTGGATAGGTAATGGTGCCTATGGTAGCTGTTACGGTACGGAGACGGATAGCATCCTCTGGCAGCTGGTAGTATTGCTGATCAGCGACAAAACTGAACGTTGCCTCAGAGACACGCCATTCACGGCTAAGGATAGCGCCAAACTTCTTGGCACCTTGGTTGATCGCACGTTTGATAAGTACTAAAGAAGCAGCTGTCTCGTCCTGGACCTGCTCTTGTGCCTCTTCGTAGATGTCTTGGAAAGTTAGCATTATAACTCCATAGTTAAATGCCGTCCGAGCTTTGGTTGTATTATATCATTATCTGCCACGAACGTAGCTTGTCTTATTCTTAGTGCTGCGTGTATGTGTCGAAGTCTGCTTATCGCTGTTGGCGTAACTAGTCCTTGGGCGACTGCTAGCTGAATACTCAGTGGCCGAAGCAACATAGGCGGCAGCTCGTACTGTGCCGAAGGCTACGGTACTGGCTATACCCGTCGGTAGAACCTGGATGTTTATTACTGGAGTCCCGAACGATGTTGTAGACGCTAAACCATTTATGACTACTATACCGTCCGAGAGTACTGCCGGTACACCAATCGACGTGCTTGAAAAACCAGACGGTACGATTACTGTGCCTACGCTTGGGCTACCGAAAACAGTCGTGGAGCCTATGGCAGTAGGAGCAATAGAGTCTCTGAACACCCAGCCAAAGTTACCGCTGACGTTAGTCGAGTTAGAGGCGTACCAGTCAGCACCACCCATCGCAACACTATCCTTGATTGTCATGTACGACTCAACTACTGTTCCTGATGTTTTCCACAAGACCGCAGCGCTGTCAGCGACAGATGATGACAGCTTTACTGGGTAGCCAGCTGAGCCGTTGGCTGAGAACTCGCTGCGTATAGTCTGTGTTGTTCCTGACGCAAGTTTCAACCCATTAGACTCACCGCCGATGTTAACCCTAAGATTATCGAATGAGTTACTACCGGTTATAGTAACGTTGTCACTAAGGATATAGAGGTCGTAATATGTACGCCCTCCGCCTACAAAAGTTTTTGCGGTGGCAGTACCATTTTCTATGTATATTGGGCCGTCACCGGTCAATGTTACTGTTGAGTCTAAGTTCCAGACAGTGCCAGAACCACTGAAGCGTATTTGGCCGTTTCCATAGGAAATGGTTGACGTACCGACCGCCTCGAACTGTCCAGTGTTCATGGTATAACCTCCGGTCTCAAGGATAGAATTATATACTACAAACGAACGTACACTAAGGAAATCATCGGCAAAAATAAGCGACCAACCATTCTTATCGACATAGAATCTGGAGTTTATCTCTACGCCGTTCGTGGTAATCGTTGCGTCACTGCTGCTACCATAGAAATATATAAAATTTGTGTGTCCCCACGTCATACCTGATGCGACTGTAAGATCACCGTATATAGAGATCGGAGAAGTACCAGAGACCGTATCTATAGACGAACCGGTGAAGTCTAAATGGTTACATGATACAGTAGACCCGATAGTTACCGTACCAGCGCCACTGTTGGCATCAAAATAGACATTATCAGTAGATGCCGGTACCGTTTCCCCCCCAGCACCGCCAGAGGTAGCAGCCCACTTTGAACCTGCGGTTGCGTTCCAGGTGTCAGTGTCACCGACCCAATATCTATTGGCTATTGACAAACCCCCCTAGGTTTAGCAACCTGTATCTATGGATACCTCTGATATTAAACGATTTTGGTCTAAAGTAAACAGAAAAGCTACCTATGAGTGCTGGGAATGGCTTGGTAAAGCTCGGTGTGGTAAGTTTACACTCTATGGCCAGTTCTGGCTCGTTAAAGGGCATTGTCGCTCTTGCTATCTTACGCTTGGCAGACAGCAAGGTATTTTTACTCGTTGACCAGTATCTGTCTGCCATGTTCTGCTCCTAGAGGGTAAATATTTTTGAAGCACCAGCATCCCACACAATGTCAATGTCACCACCGCCAGGAGTAACAGGTAAGCCGGAGCCGGTGTCAATGTAAGCGATCAGTGGGCTAGTTGCTGAAGTACCAGTGTCCTTATAGATGATAAGAGCTTCGCAAACATCACCAGTTACGGCGCTAAATGTAATATCGGTAGCGTCGAACACCCCAGCCGTAACACTCTTACCGGCTAGGTTAGCTGATGTCGCAACAATCGCCGCCCCAGCTATATCACTGTGGAAGTCGTGCGCTGCGCTATAGGTGTAGTCAGCGGTGTCGATCAATAATACTTTTATGTTGTCATCAATCAGATCAATAGCGGTACCAGAGGTGGTACCGAGTGTCCCGGGTGCCAAGAATAGGCTCTTCGCAGCTGGGTATAAAACGCTTGCCATAATATCTCCTTAAATTAAATAGACGGCTACAAGGAGCCGTCGAGCTATAGGGGTATTATAGCATATTAGTCGGTGGTAATATCTGTCTCAGGTAATCACAACTTGTGCGTCGGCGGTTGTCTTAGCAGCTTGGCTGGAAGATAGTTGTGAGGCGATTGCGTCATCTATGGCTGTCTGGGCGGCAATAAACGCCATACGTTGTTCATAGTCTAAGACAACTCCTTTTACCTGGGCTACTATAGCTGCTTTTATCTGTCCGTTAGGTACTCCGTAAGCTGCTGCTATCCGTGGTATTAAAGCGTCGTTGATAGTAAATGTTACTGTTGCCATGATGTCTCCTATATGAGCCGTGGGCTTATTATTAAAGCGTCAATTACGCCGTTTGAATCGTCGCCGATGTAGGCTTCTAGCGCAATAGCAAATACCATGTCGCCAGCCGCAGCTTTAGCCGCAATACCGGCTGTCGTGAATGTCGTCAGGAAGTCACCGATAGCGATGTCTGTCGTTCCGTTGACCGTCAGTAGTGCCGTTTTGCCTGCCACCCATACGACTCCGTAAGTAGGCGTCGTTTTAGCAGCTGGGGCTACCCCGTATCCCTCTCCGCCCCCA